GTATAAAGAAACACACTGTATCAAACAGTCACTTGACAAGGAGATATACGAAGCCTTATCAGAAGAACAGAGGCAAGCCCTCCCGATTATCGGCGGCATGAGACCGCTTGTGAAGAAAGCCGCCCCACAGATGAATGTCGGTTCAACCTTTGACGGGGCGCAAGCTGTGGAAAATACGGATGACCTGCCATTCTGATGAAATGAGAATAAACACAGACAAAGGGGAGCAATCCCCTTTCTGTTTTCCTTGCCTTTAAACAAGCCCAAAAATCACATTAAAACATGAAAGCTGATAAAAGTATCGCAAAAACAAAGAAAAGCCGACAGACAGCGGCAAAACCGCCCCTGCGTGACGTTTTCACGGTTATTTGTAAGACCGATTTAAAAGTAGAGTGCGTAAAAGAGTTCAAATTTCACCCCGTCAGGAAGTGGCGGGTTGATTACGCCGGGCCTGGACACAAAAACGCCACTTTTAGGC